GTGTTCCTCACCGGCCGCGACCTCACCGCCCGGCTGATCGAGGCGCGCACGCAGGAGAGTTTCTCCAACCGCACCGCCAGCGAGATCGCCACCCTGCTGGCCGCGCGCCGTGGCCTGACCGCGGATATCGCGCGCACCACCACGCCGGTCGGCCGCTATTGGCAGTTGCAGCGCGACCGCATCACGCTGGACCAGTTCAGCCGCGCCACCACGGAATGGGACCTGTTGGTGACACTCGCGGGGCTGGAGGGCTTCGACGTGTGGGTCGAAGGCACCACGCTGCACTTCCGCCCGCGCGACCAGGCCGGCACCGCCGCGACGGTGCTGCGCGCCAGCCCCGGCCCCTGGGGCGGCGCCAACGTGACCGGGCTGCGCCTGGAACGCGCGCTGACCCTGGCGCGCGATATCGAGGTGGTGGTCAAAAGCTGGAACGCGCGCCAGCAGCAATCCTTCCTGCGCCGCGCCCGGCGCCGCGGCGGCGGCAGCAGCGAGCAGTTGCAGCGCTACGTGCTGGTGGTGCCGAACCTGACACCGGACGAGGCGCTGAAACTCGCTCAGCGCAAGCTCGCTGAACTCACCCGCCACGAACGCGTGGTGGTGGCGGACATGCCGGGCGAACTGGCCATGGCCCCGCGCCAGCGCCTGCGCATCGAAGGCACCGGCACCGATTTCGACCAGGAATACTGGATCGATGAAGTGGACCGGACACTGCACAGCACGCGCGGCTTCACCCAAACCGTGCGCGCCCGCAACGCCAGCACCACGAGCCAGGCCACGACGCCCGTGGCGCGGTTGGCGGGGTAGGAAGGAAGGCCAGGGCGCTGCCCTGGACCCGGCAGGGGGCCGAGCCCCCTGCACCCTCAATCGTTGTTCCGCCTTCGGCGGAAAAGGTCCGGGAGTCCAGAGGCCCCGCCTCTGGTGGGGTGCTGCGCGGTGCGACTTCGCGTCGCGACGGGCAAGGCCCCTGGCCTTTCTCCCACCATGCCACCCCCACCAAGGAGCATCGATGGACAGGTTCCTGAATGCGCTGAAGGCGCAGGCGACCGCACTCGACCGGTCGCAGGGCCAGGCGAGGTTCGGCGTGGTTGCCAGTGCGGACCCCGCCCGCCACGCCGTGCGCGTGCGCTTGCAGCCGGAGGGGGTGTTGACCGGTTGGCTGCCGGTGGCGTCGCCCTGGGTTGGTGCGGGCTGGGGCATTTTCTGCCTGCCTTCGCCGGGCGACCAGGTTCTGGTGGTGGCGCAGGAGGGCGATGCCGAGCACGGCGTGGTGGTGGGCGGCTGCTTCAGCGACCCACGCCCGCCGCCGCCGGGGGCCGTGGGCGAGCTGGTGCTGCGCCATGCCTCGGGGACCGCGTTGCGCCTGGCCAATGACGGCACGGTGCGGGTGCAGGGCGACCTGCATGTGTCGGGCCGGGTGTTCGACGCGCATGGCGCGCTCGATTCGTTGCGCGGTGCCTACAACGCCCACACCCATCCGGGGGCCAACGGCCCGCCGACGCCGCAGGAATAAGGGGGAACCATGCCCGATCTATCGCACGAATTCGGCGGCGACCTGTTCGCCGGGCCGACGGGTGACCTCGCCTTGGCCGCGGGTGCGGCGCTGGGCCGCCAGCGGGTGCTGCGCCGGCTGCTGACCAATCCCGGCGACTACATCTGGCAGCCCGACTATGGCGCGGGCCTCGGACGGTTCGTGGGCGAGCCGGCGGCACCCGAGCGCATCCGCGCCGTGGTGCGCAGCCAGATATTCCGCGAGCGCAGCGTTGCCCGAAGCCCGGAGCCGGTGGTGGAGGTTCAGGCCGGCGACGACGGCCGGGTATTCGTCGGCATCCGCTACGCCGACGCCGACAGCGGCGAGACGCTGAGCATTTCATTCCGCGTGGGAGAGCAGTGATGCAGCTGAGGCTTCAGGATTTCCCGGCGCTGGTCGCGGGTGCGGCGGCATCCGTGCAGGCGGCGTCGCGGACGCTGCTTGATCTTTCGGTCGGCTCGGTGTTGCGCGCGATCCTGGAGGCGCATGCCTCCGTGGCGCTGTGGCTGCAATGGTTGATCCTGCAGGTGCAGAGCATGACCCGCGCCTCCACCAGCGAGGCGGCGGACCTCGATAGCTGGATGGCCGATTTCGCCTTCGCGCGGTTGCCGGCGGTGGCGGCGACGGGCCAGGTGCGCTTCGCCCGCTTCGCCACGACGGAGGCGGCGCTGGTGCCGGTGGGCACGCTGGTGCGCACGGCGGACGCGCAGCAGGGCTTCGTGGTGCGCGAGGACGCGGGCCATGCGGCCTGGAGTGCCGCGCAGGGTGGCTACATGCTTGGCGCCGGCGTGGGCGGCGTGGTGGTTCCGGTGCGCGCGGAGGCGGCGGGCAGCGCGGGCAACGTGCTGGCCGGCAGCATCACGCTGATCGCCGATGCGCTGGCCGGCGTGGACATCGTGGCCAATGACTGGCCGCTGCTGGGCGGGCTGGATGCGGAGAGCGACGCCGCACTTCGGTTGCGGTTCCGCGACTACCTGGCCAGCCTCGGCCGCGCGACGCCGGTGGCGGTCGGCCATGCCGTGGCCTCGCTGCAACAGGGCGTGCGCTGGACAATCGCCGAGGGGTTCGGCACCGGGGCCTTCGTGGTTACGGTGGACGACGGCAGCGGCACGCCGCCCGCAACGCTGCTGGATGCCGCGGGGCGGGCGATCGAGGCGGTGCGCCCGGTGGGCACCAGTTTTGCAGTGCAGCCGCCGGCGGTGGCGACCGTGACTGTTGCGATGACGGTTGCAACCGCGCCGGGTGCCGTGGCGCTGGAAGTGGCAGCGTCGGTGCAGCAGGCGGTGGTGGCGCACCTGGCTGGCCTGGGCATCGGCGAGGTGCTGGCGTGGTCGCGTCTGGCGCAGATCGCCTATGGCGCTTCCCCGTCGGTGGTGAACGTGACCGCGGTGCTGCTGAACGGCGGCACCGCCGATATCAATCCGGGTGCCGCCGGCGTGGTGCGCGCCGGCAGCGTGGTGGTGAGCTGACATGTTGGGTGATCCACAAGACATGCTGGCGCGCATGAAGGCGGTGCTGCCTTCGCGCTGGCACGGCGAGGGCGGCGAGCGGCTGGATGCGGTGCTGGCGGGGCTGGCCGAGGGCTGGGCCTGGTTGCACGACATGCTGGCGACGGTGCGCGCGCAGGCGCGGGTGGCGACCGCCAGCGGAGCGATGCTGGATCTCATCGCCGCCGATTTCTTCGGCCCCCGCCTGCGTCGCCGCCGCGCCCAGGGCGATGCGGCGTTCCGGGCGGCGATTTTGCGCGAGCTGCTGCGCCCGCGCGCCACGCGCCCGGCGCTGGTGGCGGCATTGCGCGACCTGACGGGGCGCAATCCCGCGGTGTTCGAACCGCGCCGACCGGCCGATACCGGCGCCTGGGGGCTCGCCTGCGGCTGGGGCGTGGCGGGCGGCTGGGGAAGTCTTGCGCTTCCGTATCAGTGTTTCGTCACCGCCCGGCGCCCGCAGGGCAGCGGCATCGGCAGCCTGTCCGGCTGGGGCAGCGGCGGCGGCGGCTGGGGGGCAGGCGGCCTCGCCTGGGCGAGCCTGGCGATGATCGAGGGCCAGGTGACCGACGCCGACATTCACGAAGCGGTGGCCGCCGTGCTGCCGGCGGCGACCACCGCCTGGGTCCGCATCGAGAACTGACGCCACCCACGTTCCGACTTTCCCGGCCCGTGTCTGCCCGCATGTCGGGCGGGGCGGGCGCGCGCGCACATCATCAAGACGAGGTCTCAATGGATCGCAACATCGTCTATCCCGGCAGCATCCCGCTGGACACCGACCTGCTGGAGACCAACCGCCACGCCATGGTGGCCCTCGGCGCGCTGATGCGTGCGGTGCTGGGCACGGCGCCGGTGATCGACGGGCTGGCGGTGGAGGCCACCACGCCGCCGACGATGGCGGTGCAGGTGGCGGCCGGCAGCATCACCCAGCTCGCCACCGTCGATGCCGCCGCCTATGGCTCGCTGGCGGCCGACGCGGCTTCGGCGCTGGTGAAGATGGGTATCAACCTCGCCCCTGTCTCCTTCGCCGTCTCGCCGCCGACCACCTCCGGCCAGTCGGTGACGCATTTGGTCGAGGCGGCGTTCCAGGAGGCGGACATCGACGCGGTGGTGCTGCCCTACTACAACGCCGCCAATCCGGCGCAACCCTATCTCGGCCCCGGCAACACCGGGGTGGCGCAGAACACCCGCCGGGTGCAGCTGGTGCAGATCCAGGTGAAGGCCGGCGTGCCGGCCACCACGGGCACCCAGGTGGCCCCGGCGGTGGATGCCGGCTGGGTCGGGCTCGCGACTGTTACGATCGCGCATGGGCAGACCAGCGTGGCTGCGGGTGACATCGCCGCCCTGTTCAGCGCCCCCGTGCTGGCCTTCCGCCTGCCGGAGTTGCGGCCGGGCTTCTCGGCGATGCAGGCCTTCACCACCGGTGGAACCTTCGTGGTGCCGCCTGGGGTTTCGCGGTTGCGGGTGCGCGCCATCGGCGGCGGCGGCGGCGGCGGCGGCAACACCACCAGCGGCGGGGGCGGGGGCGGAGGCGGGGGCGGCTACGGCGAGGGCATCTTTACCGTCGGGCCCGGCCAGGTGATTTCCGTCGCGATCGGCCCGGCCGGCGCGGGCGGGGTGAACAGCTCTGGCAGTGCGGCGGGCAACAGCGGCGGCACCGGCGGGGCCAGCAGCTTCGGCGCCTTCATCGCCGCGGCCGGCGGCACCGGCGGGCAGGGCTCGCTGGCCGGCGGGCAAGGAAATTCCGGCCCGGGCGGCGCGGGCAGCGGCGGGGCGGTGAACATGACCGGCTCGGCCGGCAATGCCGGCTTCAACGGCGGGGCGGCCGGCTATGGCGGCCATGGCGGGGCGGCGGCGGCCGGCGGCGGCGGTGGGGCGGCCAGCTCCGGCCTGCCCAGTGCCGGCGCCCTCCCCGGCGGTGGCGGCGGGGGCGGCGGCGGCAACTTCGCGGGTGCGGCCGGCGCGCCCGGCCTGGTCATTGTTGAATACTGAAGGGAACGCTTGCGATGAGCGAGACCGTAACAAAAATCTGGCGGCCCAGCACCGCGCGCCGCGTGGTGCTGGACGGCTTCGCCCCGGTGCCGCGCGGCACCAGCCAGGCAGCACCGCCGCTGCTGTCCTGGCCGGCCAAGGACCCGGCCGACGTGCTGGACTACGAGTTCGACATCTCGGCGGCGGTGGCCGGGCATGAGAGCGACGCTATCTCCGGCGTGACCGTCACCACCACGCCGGCGGGGCTCGGGCACCTGGCGGTCGGCGACATCGCCGCGGACGGGCGCGTGGCCGTGGTGTGGCTCTCGGGCGGGCAGGCCGGCACCACCTATCGGCTTCAGGTCACGGTCACCACCGCAAGCGGCCGCGTGCTGGGCCGAGCGGTGGCGCTGCCGGTGCTCGCACTCGCCGCGCAGTCCACGCCCTCGGGCGCGCTGCAATCGGGCGGCGGGTCGGTGATCACCGATGAGAACGGCAACCCCATCCTGATCGGAGGCTGAGCGATGCCGACCATCGACGAGCTCGACCCGGCGATCGCCGCGGCCGATTCCGATGCGCTGCCCGCGAGCCAGGGCGGCGTGGTGCGCCGCGTCAGCCGCGCCCAGCTGCTGGCCGGGATGCAGGAGCAGATCGCGCTCTCGCCGGGTGAACTCCTCGGCCGCGGCAGCGCCGGCCTCGGCGGGCCGGAGGCTGTGGCGGTCGGCAATGGCCTCGCACTGCAGGGCGGCGTGCTGTCTGCCCCGCCGCCCGGCGCGCTGGGGGCGCTGACCAATGTCTCGGCCACCACCGTGCTGGCCGGCGGCACCACCGCGGCGCGCAGCCTGGCCCAGTTGCTCGCCGATGCCGTCGGCCCCGAGAGCTTTGGGGCCGTGGGGAACGGCATCGCCGACGACACCGCCGCCTTCGCCGCCGCCGTGGGCAGCGGCCGGCCGGTGCGCCTCGGCCCGCGCACCTATCGCATCGACGGGCAATGGACGATCGCCCAGCCCAACACGGTGCTGCTCGGCACGCCCGGCCTGTCGGTGCTCAAGCGCGGCGCGCAGAGCGGCGGCGGCGCCTGGATCAGCGTGCAGGCCCCGGGCTTCCGCGCCGACGGCGTCACCTTCGATGCCAACCGGACCGTTGTGAACACGCAAAGCTGGGGCGTGCTGCTCACCTCCGCCTGCACCAGCTCCGACCTGCATCGCTGCGTTTTCACCGGCGCCTCCGGCAATGTGCTCGGCAGCGGGCTGGTGCTTGGCGCGAACGATCCCGCACCCGCACAGCACGTGATCCGCGACTGCACCTTCGCGCATAACGACGCGCACGGGCTGTGGGTGCAGGCCTGCGAGGGCGTGCTGGTCAGCGAATGCCGCGCCCACGGCAATGCGCGCTACGGGCTGAACATCGACTTCAACGACATTGCCTTCGTCCGGCGCGTGCGCCTGGCGCAGGTGACGGGCAACCGCTGCTGGGACAACCAGCGCGGCATCGCGGTTGGCAACTTCAACGTGCCGAACACCGAGCCGCCGATTTGGGGCAACGCCAACCCCGACGCGGTGGCGGTGCTGGTTGCCGGCAACACCTGCCACGACAACGAGGTGTACGGCATCGCCTGCGCTGGCCGCGCGCTGCTGGTGCAGGGCAACGTGTTGTCCGACAACGGGACCTTCGCCAACAGCGGCGCCGGCATCCTGGCCAACGTCGCTGCCAGCCGCATCGCCGGCAACACGATCCTCGGCAACGCGCTGTACGGCATCGATTGCGGCGGCGCGATCGACAGCGACTTCAGCGACAACCACATCCTCGGCCACGGCTACGGCATCAACTGCGGCGGCAGCGCCAACCTGCGCGTCTCAGGCAACTTCCTCGCCGAGTTCACCATCTTCGGCGTTTGCGCCACGCATGTGGAAACCGATGGCGGCGCGCTGAACTTCGCCATCACCTGCGATCTGCTGTCGGTCACGTCCAACCGCATCGCCATGTCCGGCAGCGGCCAGGGCGTGTGGCTGCGCGACGGCCCCACCCGCACGCTGGTCGCCGACAACGACTTCACCGGGCGCACCCCCGCGCATTGCCTGCGCGCGGACACCGATGGGGTGATCATGCGCGGCAACCGCCACAACTTCACCGCGCGCTTCATCGTCAACCCGGTGCTGATCGACGGGCGCCAGACCGTGGTGTTCCCCGACATTGCCGACAGCATCATGATCACCAACGCGCCCCTGGGCGTGCAGGCGATCATCGGCAGCAACCAGGCCGCCTGGGCGGGGCGCATCAGCTTCGTGCGCGTTACCGCCGGCGGCAGCGGCTACAGCTTCGCCAACGTCACGATCGGCGGCGACGGCAGCGGGGCGGCAGCCGAGGCGGTGCTCGCCGGCGGCCAGGTCATCGGCCTCGTCGTCACCGCGCACGGCATCGGCTACGGCGCGATCGGCAGCACCGTGCCGGTCACCATCAGCGGCAACGGCAGCGGGGCCGCCGCGGTCGCCTATGCCGCCGCACCGCTGCCGGAGGAGCGCACGCTGCTGGTGCGCTGCAACGCGCCGGTCACCTTCGCGCGCGTCGGTAGCCATCCGCTGCAGGAGAACTGGACGCGCGGGGACCTGACGGTGGCCGCCGACGGCGACGTGGAATGGATCGCCACCTGGGGCATGTGGCGGGCCGGCCGCTTCGCGCTGCCAGACTACGTGGCGCCGGATGCCAGCGGCGACCTCACGCTGCGTCCGCGCGGCACCGGGCGGCTGCGCCTGGCCAGCCCCGCAGAGCCCATCGGCGCCACCTCCAGCCTCGGCCGCGGTTCGCCCGAAGGGGCGGTCAGCGCGCCGCCGGGCTCCGACTTCCGCAACCTCGATGGCGGGGCCGGCGCCACCTTCTGGATCAAGCGCACCGGCACCGGGAATACCGGCTGGACCGCCGTCGCCTAGGCCAGGGGGCTTTGCCCCCTGCACCCCCACCAGGGTCCGAGACCCTGGACCTCATCCCGACAGATGGGGGTCTGGGGCCCTCGGCCCCAGTGGGGTCCAGGGGCAAAGCCCTTGGCCTTCCTTCGCCACAAGCACGCGAGGACAACCATGCCCACCTTGAGCGAACTTCCGCAGACGCTGACCTCGATTAATTCCGATCTCGCCCTGATCGAGCGCAATGGCGAATCCTTTGCCACCACCGTCGCCTCCCTGCGCGAGCCGATGCAGCCGCGCCTGACGCTGGCTTCCGGCAAGCTGCTCGGCCGCGTCGGCGTGTTTCCCGGCGGGCCGGAGCCGGTGAACATCGGCACCGGGCTCAAGATCGACGCCGGCACGCTGATGATCGACCAGACCACGCTGCCCGCCACCAACGCGTCGAACGTCAACGTCATCGCCACCGGCAGCACCCGCAGCCGCAACCTGGCCAGCCGCTTCGCCGAGAACATCAACGCCCAGGACTACGGCGCGCGCGGCGACGGCGTGACGAATGACGGCCCCTCCCTCCAGGCAGCACTCGATGCCGCCGCCGCCCGCCCGCGCGGCGCGCAGGTGTTCCTGCCCGCCGGCACCTATCGCATCGACGCCTCGTTCGCATTGTTGCGCCCACGGTCCAACGTGGTGATGCGCGGCGCCGGGCGCGGGCGCAGCGTGATCCTGGTCGATGATTCCATCGGGGCCATCGGCGGCGACTGCATCACCAACGTGCTGGCCGGCGGAAGCTGGCTGCCGCTGTCCGATTTCCACATGCGCGACCTTACCGTGCGCGGCCGCGCCGATATCAACCGCGAAGTCGGCGCCCAGATGATCCGCCTGTTCGGCACCAACCTTTCCATCGAGAACTGCGAGTTCATGTACTCGCGCAACATGGGCCTGGTGATCAGCAACAGCGACCAGGTGACGGTGCGCAACTGCCGCGTGTTCCGCACCGTGGCCGACGGCATCGCCGTGTGGGACAGCAGCAACGTCATCATCGAGGGCAACGAGATCGTCGGCGCCAACGACGACGCGATCTCGGCCCATTGCGCCACGCTGGGCGCGGCACCGCTGCGCTCGGGCATCGTGATCGCCAACAACACCATCACCGAAAGCCAGGGCATCGCGGTGCTGGGCGCCAAGTCGGTGTCGATCACCGGCAACGTGCTGCGCCGCATCATGGGCACCGGCATGCGCATCTGGGCGCCCAACGTGCCCGACCC